ATTAGATTTAATCCCAACGGTGCTGGTCCTATTAGACTAGAAGCAAATTCCGATATTATCGGAAATTTAAGGGTTACTGGCAATACCGTAATGAACGGAAATCTAACGTTGTTAGGCACTATAACTATAGGTAATCAAACAATAGATACCGTAACTATTGCCCCAGATCTAACACAAAGCATTATTCCTGGAGAAGATCTAACATATGCACTAGGAGCAGATGCCGGTGACTCTAGCCCAAGAAGGTGGTCGCAAATACACACTCCAGACTGGACTAACATTAGCACCGGTGCTTGGCCCGGTAGCGGACTCCGACCACAGACAGTTACAATCAGCGATCAAACAACGCTCGACGGAGTCACTAATAAAATATCAGCCATCCAATCAAATGAAGATATATCGCTCTTACCCGACACGGGTATAGTCTATATTGAAAAAACTAAATGGCAAGACAACTATCTAACAAATCTTTTGAATACGCCAATTACTTTTGTTGGTACCGGCAGAGGATACATTCAGTTTAACGGAACCAATGGCTTTGTACTTCCTTCTGGTACAAATGATGAGCGTAGAGGAACTCCTGAAATTGGTGAAACTCGGTGGAATACAGAAATCAAGTACCTAGAATGTTGGAATGGTACAGCTTGGATAATATCAACAGGCGGTGGAGAGGAAGTCACCGTGTCTATTATGGAAGATATTACTAGCATATATCACCTCATATTGGGTTAATTTTTCAATCTGCATAAATACTTGTAATTGCAAGAATTGACCAAATTCTTGAAAGATCCGACTGTGGTAAACCTGCAAAGAGCCCAATAAGCTGAAAAAATGGTTATCCGTGAAACGCGGTGTCCTTATGTGGAGAGCTAATGGCTATTGGTCGTATTTCCGGTCAGCTCTTGAAGTCAAATCTTCTTCGCTCAGGCGAAAATTTGGCATTCGAGACCGACTTACTCTATCTAGATGTAGTAAACTCTCGCATAGGCGTAAAAACAACCGCACCAACTACAGACCTAGATGTTAATGGATCTATTCGTGCTACTACAGTACAAATAGACAATCAACTAAATGTTGGCGATCTTACAATATTTGACAACGTAATAAACAGCAGTTCGTCAACAATTAATTTTACAGCATCTGCAGGTCAAGCAACCGTCTATCATGCTAAATTACAGATAGATGATTTTCAAATTAGTGGAAATACTATATCCACTACTGTATCAAATTCGCCTATCGAATTAAAACCAAATGGCACCGGCACAGTTAACATTATAGCAAACACCAATATTACTGGAGATTTAAATGTTACTGGTGATATTAATGCTACAGGAAATGTAACCATTGGTGGAAACATTATTATTGGTGATAGTTTAACAGACACTATAACTATTAATGCTAGTATTAAAAGTAGCCTAATCCCAGAAACAGACATTTTATATGATCTTGGAAGCTCTTCTTTTAGATGGAGAACAGCTTTCCTTGATAATTTTACAGTTAGCAATCAGTTGTCTTTAGGAACGTTTACCTTTACAGGAAACACGCTATCTTCTACTGCAAGCTCAATTAATTTTAATACACCCAACGGTAATAGTGTAATTTTTAATTCTAAAATTTTAGTAGGCGACTACGAAATTGCTGGAAATAGTATATCAACGATTGTTTCTAATTCGTCAATTGATATCAGACCAAACGGTACTGGCACGATTGAACTAGAAGCCAATACTAATGTTACTGGAAACTTATCAGTATCTGGAAACATCGATGCTGTGGGGAACGTAACCATTGGCGGCAATATTATTATTGGTGATAGTTTAACTGACAATCTTGTTATTAACGCTAGTATTAGAAGTGACTTAGTTCCAGAAACTGACAACATTTATGATTTAGGCAGTGCATCCTTCAGATGGAGAACTGTTTACGCTCGAGATTTATTTACAAATTTTATTTCAGTTCCTTCTTTAGACGTTGGTAATTTAATGTTTCGAGATAATGAAATTACCACAACAACCGGAGAAGATTTATATATAGACGGAAACGGTGTCGGGGGAGTACGTTTAGGAAACTTCAGAATAGTAGACAATATAATAACCAATGTTTCTGTAAACGCAGTTACTGAAATTGAACAAAGCGGAATCGGATATTTTAAAATTCAGGGCACTAACGGTTTTGTACCTCCAAGAGGAACCACAGCTCAACGACCGAGTGTGTTAACCGGATATGTACCAATTCCTATTGGTATGACTAGATACAATATTAATTCGTCTGCATTAGAAGTATGGGATGGAACTGCTTGGGCAAGTCCTGCAGGTGCATCAGGAGCAGTTAGTGTAACTGCAGCCAACGACATTTCTGCCCAATGGGCTTTGATATTAGGATAAATTATGCCAACAGTTTTTAAACATAGCTTAGTTACTCAAATAGGAACAGTTCCTACCGATATAGTAATAATTGGCGGTGGAGTTCGTTCAACAGTAATTGGCTGTAACTTAGCTAATGTTACAGAATTTGATACTATAGTAGCTGATATTCAAGTAGTCGGGTCAGATACTACTGTTAGTTACTATGTAAAAGGCCTAGCAATACCGCCAAACACATCAGTTAAAGTTATAACTCAAGGAGAAAAACTAATTCTTCCTGAAGGTACAGCATTAAGAATAACCAGCGATACTACAGACAGCATCGATGCTACTGTTAGCTACGTAGAGATATCATAAGGAGCGAATCATGGCAGGAAGTTCAAGCACATATTATTTAGGTACAACTCCTATTGAGAGCCTAGGCAATAGTCCTAGATATTGGTATGCTCTACGAAGGAACGATGACGGTGAATTGTTTTTTGTAAGAAGCGATCAAATTATTGACAACGGAGCATACGAGTTAAATATTCCAGGACCTTCAGAAGAAGACTTTGAAGAATTTGAAATAGGAGTTGATTTTCTCGAAGGACTCGATGACCAACACGAATTAGTCAACGACAATATGTTTTATCCGCAGTATAAATGGGATGATAGATCGTTGTTCTATTACGTAAACGACGAAGGCATGTTTGTAGTAAGAATAAACCGAGGATATGCGTATCCTGACGGAATTTCTTCATAATTAGGAATTAAAATGGCAGAGTTTAAGATAACACGATTTAGATACATTTGGAAAGACCAATGGACATCTAGCGAAGAATACAATCGAGACGATGTGATATTTTATCAAGGATCGTCTTGGGTATGTGTAAGACAACATACCTCTGGCGATTTTGCACAAGATATTGCCTTTATAGCTCCTGGCGATACTAATCCAAGCCCAGCTTGGAGAAAAATGACCGACGGTAGAACATTTAGCGGAGACTGGACCTCAGCTACTCGATACGATCCAGGCATGTTGATTAAAACTGGCGGTAATGTTTATCTTTGCGTTACTGCACATACTTCGTCGATTAATTTTAACAGTGATTTAATTTATTGGGAACTGTTTGCTGTAGGGTTAAATTTTAGAAATACTTGGTCTGCTGCAACAAGATATCGTGTTGGTGATGTTGTTAGATATAACGGTTATACTTATCAATGCACATTAGAGCATACATCTGGATCTACAACAGACGGAGTTATTGTAGGAAATAATGATACGCAAGATGACAGTACTGCAGAAACATGGAGTATTGCAATTGAAAACTATGCATACGTTGGATCTTATCAAACATCTACAAGATATAGAAAAAACGATTTGGTAAAATATGGCGGATCGGTTTTAAAATGTACTGTTGAACACACATCACCGCCTGCAGCCGGTGTAATTATTAATGATAATTTTGCTACATATCTGTCCGGTTTTGAATTTGATAATCAATGGAATAGCACTACCTATTATTCTATAGGTGATGTTGTTAGATATGGCGGTATTGTCTACGTTGCAGCTACAAATAATACAGATAGTCAACCAGGAGCAAGTGCAGGGTTTGAACAAGGTAACCCAGAATGGACTGTGATCACTAAAGGTATTAACTTTTTAGGAGAATACGATCCTGGAGTACAGATCAATTATAGAGAAGGCGACATTATACGTCGCGGCGGCGCCCTATGGGTTAGCCTTACTGATCAACAAACCGACGATAGCTCGCTACGACCATTAGACACATCTAACTGGCAGTTACAGATATCTGCTCAAAATTTTATTGGTGCTTGGAAAACTGACCAAGATTATAATTTATACGATGTAGTATACTTTAGAGGAACAGTTTATTATGCTAGCGTTCCTCATAACAGCTCATTTGAAAATTTCCCAGGAGACAACGGTTCGGGATTTGACTATTGGACTGTAGTATTAGTTGGTGATCAAAATTCTGTATTAACAAATATTGGCGATTTAATAACCTATAATTTAAAAAGAAATATTTTAACAGACGATAGTACCATTTTTTCTTTAGGCGACGGTAGTACTATAGGAACAGCGCCCATAGCTATTGGCGAAACAGATCAACTATTAGTAGTAGAAGACAATTCAGGCAACATCGGATATAAAACATGGGGTAACATAGCTAGAGTATTTTATGTTGACCTCGACGGAATTGATGACAACACAGACCCAAATAGGGGAATAAACTATTTTAAACCCTATCGAACTGTAAAATATGCGTTAGAACATGCTGACGACGGGTTTAGTGGAACAACCACTATTAATGTACGCAACGGCGAATACTATGAAATACTACCATTGATTATGCCGGCAAGAACTGCGGTAGTGGGAGAGGAATTACGGTCTACAACAATCAGAGCTAGTGAATTAGATCAAGCAATGTTTGACGATGTACCATTTACAATAAGTGCATTATTAAGAATTGGAACAATATTACCAGACATTATTCAAAATATTCTTGTTTCAAAATCTACAAGTAATACAGAATCTCAAATTATCGATGCATTAATTACTGCAACAAATGTGGAAGCTGCAGTTGTAGATAATTTATGGGCAAGCATACTTGGAATTATCGATTACAAAGTAAATGATATTGGAAGCATGCCTGCAGTTACCGGTACAAATACAGCAACCACCTCTGCAGGAAGATTATCTGCAGCTAGTATTTTAGAAAATAACAGAAATTTTATTAAAGCTGAAGCGGTGGCATTTGTACGCGACGAAAACCCACTTTACGAAGTCAATGTCGAGCAATATGAAAAAAATATAGATAGCTTTATTACCGCTGTAAAATACGATTTACAGTATCCTGGTAATTATAAATCTGTGTTAGCAGGAAGACACTATTCTAACCAAGTAACTGGATCACAGTTAGAAGATATGTTTTATGTTAGAGATACATGCGGTATTCGAAATTTGACCTTAAAAGGTCTTGAAGGAACACTGCCTCCTCAAGTAGAAGGTCAAGTATATCAATTACCCACAGGCGGAGCATTTGTTAGCTTAGATCCAGGATGGGGTCCAGCCGATGAGCGTGTATGGATCATTAATAGAAGTTGTTATATACAAAACGTTACAACATTTGGAGTAGGCGCTGTAGGACAAAAGGTCGACGGCTTGTTACACAACGGCGGTAACAGGTCTATCGTTTCTAACGATTTTACACAGGTAATTTCAGACGGTATCGGGGCTTGGATGCTCAACGGTGGGCGCGGAGAACTTGTTTCGGTGTTTACTTACTACGCTCATATCGGTATGTTTGCACAAGACGGTGGTATTATTCGAGCAACTAATGGTAATAGTTCATACGGAGATTATGGTGCCGTTGCAGACGGACTTGATGCCGACGAAGTAGTTAGATTTGCCAAAGTTAATACTAGAACTGAACAGGCAATTGTAGCAGCTGCGTTTGCCGGTGAAATTCTTGACTTTATTCTTGCATTGGAATTTAGAAACTGTGGACAGAATTATACCACAGCTTCGTATACAATTACAAGTTCTGGCGCAGGTGCAGTTGCTACACAGGAAGAATTCCGCGACAATGCAATGTTTGAATGTCAAATTCTGTCATTCGGTGGCGGCTTTAGCCAGTACGGTAATCAAGCACAGCTAGGCGGAACGTTAACAATAACACTGGCTTCATCAGAAACCGCTACAGAAGCAGAACTTCTTGGAATGAGAATCCTAATTACTTCGGGTGACGGCACCGGACAGTACGGCTATGTATATGCATATAATGAAGGGACTAAACTGTGTACTGTTTATAGAGAAAGCGACAATCAACCAGGATGGGATCATGTTATCCCAGGAACTCCTTCTAATCCATTATTAACTACAGGAAGTCGATATCGAATTGAACCTAGACCAACGTTTAGTGAACCTCCTTATTCGGCTACAGAAATTACGTTAGATGCATCAAACGCATGGGCAGCAGCAGTGTACGGTGAAACTAGCGAAACATTTACTGCAGTGACTGGAGAATTAGGCACCGGCACAACTAATGAAGTAGTTCCAGCAGCAGCACAATTTACTGTGATAAAAACTGGAAGACGATATGCTGTTACACTATCTGCAGGCGGTGCAGGATATCGAGTAGGTGATGTTATAACCATTGACGGCGCAGATGTAGGTGGAATCAGTTTAGAACACGATATTCCTATCACAGTAACTGATGTGTCGGACGACAGTACCAACAGCATTTTAGCTTTTACAGTCACCGACGATACATTAATTGCTTCTAGTGGCAAATTTATTATAACTCCTATAAGCGGACATTTTGCTAGGTATTCTTTAAATGGAGATACATGGACCAGTTTTGACCTCCCCTCTGACGGCAATTGGAAATGTTTAGCAGCAGGAGATAATAAATTTGTTGCAATTGCCAACGGCACAAATCAAGCAGCTAGTAGTACCAACGGTATAGATTGGGCAGCTAGAACGATGCCTGCTACGAGAAACTGGAACGGTGTTGTTTATGGTAAATTATCTACAGTAGTTGAAGGGGTGTTTGTAGCCGTAGCCGGAAATCTAAATTCTGCTGCATTTTCAACAAACGGTACTAGTTGGACAACATCGACGATGCCAAGTACATATACGTGGGTAGACATTGCATTCGGATTAGATAAATTTGTTGCTTTAGCAAGCGGAGCAAACACGGTAGCTGTGGGTACCTGGAATGGAACTACATTGTCTTGGCAACGTCAAATTATGGATGTTATCGACGATTCCACACCAAAAACATGGAGGTCCATTGCCTACGGAAATAAGAGATTTGTTGCTATAAGCAGTACAGGAGATGTTGCTTATAGTTTTGACGGACTTGACTGGTTGCCTGCTACAATGCCTACGCAGGACGGATCAACTATACATAACTGGCAACAGATTAGATACGGTCAGGGAGTATTCTTTGCAGTAGGAGATACTGCATCTAGAGCTGTAGGATCAGATCCAACTACAGGACCAACTACATGGGTAGTAACTTCTTATGATGGAATAGTATGGACTGAAAGAGCAGCAGCAACATCGCTCGAGTGGTCGGTAGCAGCATTTGGTAATCCAGACATTAGTTTAGGAGACAGTACATTAACTAATAGTAAACCAACGTGGGTTATTGCATCGTCAACAAACAGCGATAAAATTAATAAAATTTATACAGGTGCCCGAGCACTGGGCAGAACAGTTGTTGGCGGTCGAGGGATTGATTTTATTAAAATTTGGGAGCCAGGTAGCGGATATGTTGCAGACCCAGAATTAACATTAATAGATTCGGGCAAAACTGAAGATCCTAGATATAAAGCACGTATAGAAGATGGTGTACTAGCACAGCCTACTTTTATTTCTAAGGGAGCAGCATATAAAACCAGTACAACATCTGTAACAGTAAACGGTGACGGATTTGCTGATATCATTCCTGTGGGAAGATTTATTACCTTGGATAATTTAGATTTTGTTCCGGGTCCAGGGGCACAGTTTTATATTGGCGGAAAATCAGGATTTTTTGTTGCTGTTATAGTTGGAATAAACGAACAATTCTTACCTAACGGAAAAATTCGATCAACGTTCCAGATTAGTCCTCGTCCTGATCTAGGTGATTATTTAGAACACGACATGGAAGTTGTTATTAGAGAACGTTATAGTCAGGTGCGTATTACCGGACACGACTTCTTAGATATTGGTACTGGAAATTTTGAAGAAACTAATTATCCTATTAATTATAAAGACTATGATTTTACAATACAACCGTTCCAGGAAGTTCAAAATCTTAACGGTGGACGAGTATTCTATACCAGTACAGACCAAGACGGTAATTTCCGTGCAGGAGAACAGTTTGCTGTAGAACAGGCCACTGGTGTTATTACAATTAGTGCAGATTTCTTTGATCTCGAAGGACTAACAGAATTGCGATTGGCAGGTATTAACGTCGGATCAACTGCAGTAATTAGAGAATTTAGTAAAGATCCTTTATTTTTACAAAATTCAAACAATGTAATTCCTACACAACGTGCTGTAAGATCTTATTTAAATTCTAGATTAAACGTTGGTGGCGAAGACTTGTTAACACCTAGCATTACTGCAGGTACTGTAAAGGTGGGTCCAAATTTGATAGATAACTCTGCAGCATTAACTATAGATGTCCCAGTGATAGCAGATTTTTCAGGAAACAACACAGGAATTAGCGGAAGTATATTAGGGCAGACTATGTTTGCTAGAAGTTTTAGATAAGATAAATATTAACAATCGGAGTAAGCAATGGCAGAATTTAAATTAGGTAGAATTAGATTTGTATGGAAAGA